CGCTTCAGCATGTTGAAAATAAATAAGTCGTTTATTTACCACAACATCCGTTTGCGTGTGCGCTTGAATTTTTCCTTGAGTTCTTCAATTGACATCGTGCCATCCAAAACGCTTTCTTTAAGCAACGCTGCCTTTTTATATATAGCATGTGCTTCTTCTGGAGTCGCGTAATAGCCAAGAGCAATAACTTTAGGGCTTATACCAATTGAAGCCCTGTATCTGTTGCCTTTATACAATTGCACCCCTGTAAAACCAGTTGCATTGTTTTTGTTTACAGGTCTATTGATTCGCCCTTCTTTTCTTTCTGATTCCCTCTTTGACTTTCTTTCTGATGCTAACTTGGTTTTTGCTTGTTTGTTTAACAAAGCCATCTGCTGATTCCACCATCGCTCGCATGACTCATGTTTGTCTTGCATAACCTTTAACAAATACTTGGTACGCGTAGCGATACCGCCAAGTCGAGTATCTACATCCATTCCACCTATGGCTATGTTCCAACCAATATTGTTTGATGGTCTTAGCTTAGCTTCTATTGATTCGCAGTACTCTCTACTTTCACCAACAACAACAACTTCGCATATAAGTTTGTCGTGGTGCTTAGCTATTGCATTTCTTAAGACATGTTGCTTATTTAAGCGTTTTGTTTGATTTTTATAAGCCTGCCATCTTTGAGCCGCCCTGTTTTTTGTAATGCCCACATATCCTTCTGTAAAGATGTCTTTATGCTCAGAAAGATGTAGCCAATAAACAATTGATGCCCCCTGATTTTGATGCTGTTGGCCCTGAAACCTCATTTTGATTCCATCACATGTATCTCGCCCGCAACATAATCGTGCACCTCGCCTTTCTTTTCAAGCCCCGTCTTTATTGAGTGGCACTCAGCGCAGAGCGACTGAAAGCGGTTGCCCATCCACTTATCTCTGTCCATTCTGTGCGGGAAGATATGGTCAACATGGTGAGCTGGCGCAATCTTTCCGAGGCTTTGACACCTAGCACATATCGGATGTTTAGACAGTTGGATCTGCCTAAACTGTTTCCATTGCTTGGTGTTGTACAGTTTATTGAAAGCCTTACGGTCTGTAGATACTGCACCGCCATGCTGGTTGCAGAACGTCGAGCCGTTGACCTTTGGATTCTTGCAACCTAACTCTCGACAGGTTGTTTGCTTCGGTGTTCTCGGCATCTTTGTATCCTGCTGCGTATGCTGCTCTTGCTACAGACTGAGCCTTTTGTAGGGTGGGGAATGGTCCCTTGCTTCCCCAATACCATCCTTTTGTTGTCTTTCTGTACGGCATTACTTTAGGAATCTAAGTTTGTAGAGGGTTGACTGCATGAGCGCAACGATCTCGTCAATACTGTTTTGGATGGCTGAGTCATCACCCATCGAGCTTCTATAGACCCTTACATACTCAAGCATGTACTCTAATTCAGCTATTGCTGTCTGCTCTGGTGGTCTGTACTCAACCGGGTAGTTAAGAATCTTAGCTTCCAGACCTTGATACTGCTCAACCACTGAATCTACTAAGTCACCCAGATCATCATAGTAAGAGCCTAATGCCTTGTGCTCGGCATAAGACTTAGACTGTAGGTGCAGGATATGTGCGTTAGTGACACCGTGGAGCAAGCACATAATGAATTCACCCGGACTTTTAGCCGGTCGTTCAGCTCGCAAGGCTTCCAGAAAGTGCTTTTTCATGTCGAAACCTAAAAAAACGCCCTCATTGCGAGGGCTAAGTCACCAAAGGGGAGGAGTTCCAAATTCATTGTAATTCGCTCAATGTTTGGAATCAAGGTCCTTTTTGAACGCTTCGATTGACTTGAGTAGCTCTTTACTTTTCTCTTCCAGTTCAGCCGACATTTCTTCTAACTCTTCTAATTGAAGCTCAATTTTGTCCCAATCCGTAAGATCCTGAGTCAGACTGTTCAAATAGGCTTGTCTTGCTGCTTTCTTGAGATCCATTGTTTATCCTTTGTATTTCGCGGTTGATGTACCAGACTGCTTTCTTAAGATCCTCGGTTGCATCTTGAGACTTCAAGCCTGCCCGTAGGATGTACTTCACTGCATTACCTAAGCAGAAATTCATGTGCTCGGTAATCTCAATCACTTCGATGCCTGATGGGTGAGACTTGTAGTGCTTTGGGTTTATCGGGTCGCTCACAGTAATTCCTTTATGTGATCGGGCACTTTGGGAAGCGGAGCCCACGCTACTGCCCAATCTGACCAGTGACCGATAACACACACTCCACCGGGGTTAAGTAAAAGCATCTTAGATCCGAGCGGTGGTGTCTTGTCTTTAGGCGTCATCCACACGGTATGCCCTGCGGTGTAGTCTTTCATTTTTTGAAGTAGTACCACGCCCACGCTCCGTGTCTGCCTTCCGTCCATTTGTACCGAGTTTCCCTGTCCACAAGACCTTTTGCCATCAGCGCTTTCAAATGCTTCCTTGCGCCTTCAGTGGTGCAACCGAAATGCTTTGATAACTCAATGAGCGAGTAAGGCTGCGTAAGGTGAGCAAGATAAATCTTCTCGGTTTTGGTCAGCGGTTTGTGTTTACGGAGAATCTGTTTGACTAACCATTTGACTTGCTCTGTGTGATGAACAAGTCCGAGGTTGTGCGCCATTCTCTGAATTTCAGCGCCGTTCATGTGTTCTTTTCCTTCAGTTTGGCTTCGACTGCTTCAATCAAACAAACACCCCAATCCCTAGTCCTTAATAATTCCTCATAATCATCATCCGTCAGCCCAACCCATTCACGTTTGCCGAGCTTGCAAATGCCGCACATACATTCAACAGGCTCTTGCTCCGCAGATTGTCTCAATTTGCTCATACATCGCCCCCCGCTTTCTTCCTTTGAGCTGCATCTCTTCGGCCAGCTTCAAAGCCCTTTAGCCAAAGTGACGTAAACATCCACTCAAGGGTGTATTCAGACTCGCCTCGCTCGCGTTGCAGCTTGTTCGTGCTGTCCCAGTAGTCGGCTTCTTTGCGAGCGATCTCACGCGCCCAGATGCGTTTAGGGGTTTTCATTGCTCACTCCTTGCCGTGATCTTCCGATCACCTATAAATTCGGCAAAACACTTCTTGCACCAATATGTCCACCGCATAGCTATCCGGTAACCGCAGTGTTCGCACCACATCATTGCTCACCCCTTGCTCTAATGGCTTGTGCAAAATTCAGCAGTATCGTTGCAGTCCAGCTTTGCAAGCGCTGGTCAGCATCCATTGAGCTGAGGTCTACGTTTAAGAGCAAATTCGCACACGCCTCACGCTCTGCTGCTACTGCGTCCTCTGCCTGCTCGATGGCTTGTCGTAGTTCGTCAATCTCTTCTTGCATCCTGTTACGAATCATCCGCTCAGTCACAATGCCCTCGTGGTCTGGGTGTTCTTCGCATCGTTCTCGCCATGTTTTGATCATCGTCATGTGTTTCTCTCCTTTAATTTGGCTTCAACATAGTTAGCAAACGCTTTGCACCAGCCTTCAGGATCATCGTTCCAATCCTGATTGGCATCGTATTCCGCGTGGCAAAACGCATCGTGAATGTCATCGCCGGTAAGCCCGACCCATTGACCAGACGCAGCGTAGAGTTTTGCGCCAACCTTAATTTCACTTGCATCATCCCATGCGACACAAGGCCTGCCGTTTGGTTCAATCCGGTAAACATGAGCCACATGGCAGGTTATCTCGGCCATAAGTACGTCGCTGCTTGAAATGCGCCAGCGTCCACTAATGTTTCTTCGTCGATTTCACGTCCACCGGGAAGCACAAAGACGTTCTTCTTGACGTAATGAGGCACGATGGTGATCTTCTCGTAAAGATAGACTTTGACCCAATCACGCTCTTGTTTCGGTTCTTGTTTTTTCATGTTGAATTCCAAAAGGGTTATTCCATAGAAAAGGTTTGTTTCTGTTTTGTAACTTGATTTCGACTGCGTTATAACCGTATGCCCTGCCAATCTTTTTAGCAACCGATGACTGATGTGAAAGCAGCCTTCTCGTGATTTTGCCCTCAGCTAACAAAGGCATTAACGCGTTTTGAATCAACTTTGGGCTTATCTTCATCTTCTCGGCTAGCTCTTTTACTGTCACCGGGCCAATTCGTTTCTGCATGTATTTAAGACAGGCTAATCCACGATCAATCTTTGCCTGCTTTTGAAGTCTTGTAAGACTCATTTATCAGCTCTCCTTTGTGCCGCTTCATTCGTATATTTCGTGCCGTAACGCCTTCTTAGTTTCTCGATGTTGTGCTCAAGGATCATGTTTCGGTTAAGACCGAGCTTCTGTCTTATGCCCTCAAGATAGAACTCGATGTCGCCTAACTCCTCAATCACGTTGTCGATGTCTAAGGGTTTCTGGTAGATCGCCCACTTCTTGATTGCGTCTAAAAGCTCCCCGGACTCCCCGGAAACTCCAATCGACATATGCAGCACAAACGCTTGATCCGGGCTGAGATCGTCAAGGATGTCGCATCCGGGTTTAGCAAGTGCGGTGACTAATTCTGGGTGGTTCAAAATGGTGACTCCTCGATGGTTTTCAAAATGTCGCGCTTCGTGACTTTCTTTTTCTTAACCCACTTGCCTTTTACTAACGTCTGCTGAAACGGCCAGTTAGGGTGTTTTGCTAACTCTTTCGTTGGTTCCATATCGCCTCCGTAAAATCACATTGTCGTAAGCCTGCTTTTTCCTATAAAGCATTTACCGATGGTCGGTAGATTTGAGCTGATAATCGGTAGACAATCCTCCGACCTCTTGAACGTACTGTTGGCTCTGCCTGTCGAACCAGAGCTTCGCAACACCTTCCCATTCACCATTCCTTTGTTTCTCAAAAGATAGGAAGGCATCAGGTATGGAATGGTCGACTACACCATTGGCCTCAAAATCGCGCTCCTTCGATTTATTTCTGTGCATGAGGATTACGTTGTCAACTTGATCTGCGACGCTCCCAGACCCCTTTAAATCGTTTTTAGAGGGTGTTCTGTTGTCGTCCGACTGTTTCCTGATATGGTGGACAAGATGAATGTGAATATTCTGATCTCTCGCAAGACCGCACAGCTCGTCTGTAAAATTTTTCTGTGCGTTGTAATCGTCCTCGCCGCGAACGCACTTCATTAGACTGTCAATGAAGTAGTGCTGGCAACCGAGCATCGTCTTGCAGTAAACACCCACTCCTAGAACTTGAGGCGGGCTTACAGTCCCTTGTACGTCATAGAACCAGAGTTTGTCAGCGACCCACTCCTTAAACTTCTCGTGGGCTTGCATTGTGGGAAACGACGAACGCGACCACTGCCTCACCATCCGCTTTAAGGTACGAACGGGCTTCATCTCAAACGAAGCAATGACTACCTTTTGGTTTTGATGGATCAGGTGCAGAGCAATCTGCCCCGCAAGCAGGGATTTGCCAGATCCGTTTTGACCTGCAAGCACCGTGATTTCACCGAGCCTGTAGGTGAACTTGTCCGCAAGTTTCGCAAACGGCATGACAATGTTTGGCTCTTCAGATGGATTCCTCATCTCCTCAATGAGATCGTCCATACAGTCGGCAGCGGGCCTGACTTTCACAGATGCTTCCATCTGCTCGTACCACGCCTTGTAATCGAGGTTCTCAAGAATCATGCTTCCACCATTTGAATACGTTTTCCAATCCAGCGCATGACAGGCACTGCCATAGAGTTACCTAATGCTTTGTATCTCGGCCCGTCTGCTGCTTTGGGGATGTTGGTGTAGTTGTCAGGAAATCCCTGTAACCGTTCACACTCTACTGGGGTCAGGCGGCGGACTTGCATATGCTGGAGAACGCCGAGACCGCTGCCAGGTGGCCCGCCGGTGGTGGTCAGGCTTCCGGTGTAGTCGCCCGTGACCGAGTGGTTGTAGGTATCGACGGCCACTGCCGGTTGCGCTAGATAGGTCTGCTGCTTCGCCCCCGGCTCGGCTGCCAGTGCGCCAGCGACATCCATCAAGCGCACCTCGTCTCGCTGATTCTGGGCAAACGCCAACACCGTCGCCTGCGCCACCACGTTCATACCGCGATCAGCACATGGGCTACTGTCATATCGCGCCGTTAAACTCCCTGCAACACATCCAAACTGTGTTGTCATTACTGCTGCCGCAACTAAAGTTTCACTTCCTCCTCCAATGTCACCTCCATTTGCTCGCAGCGTTCCGCAGCCTTCACTGTAGCCTCCAATGCTCGTTGGAGTGAAGGAGGTAATGTCTTTCCTCGTTTCTCTGCTCGGCGCAGGATGCCCTTGCAGGCTGTGGCGCTCAAAAAGTACCGCTGCGGCACGTCGCCAATCTCCAAAGTATCCGACAACGAACACACGTCTGCGTCGCTGGGCCACTCCGAAGTACTGAGCGTCAAGCACTCGGTAGGCGAACCCATACCCGAGTTTGCCCAACATTCCGAGGAAGGAGCCAAAATCCCGTCCTCCGTTGCTGGACAGTACGCCGGGGACGTTCTCCCAAACCAACCATCTGGGCCTAAATCGATTAGCAATCGCGCCAAAGGTAAGCATGAGGTTGCCACGCGGGTCATCCAATCCTTTTCTAAGTCCTGCAACTGAGAAGGACTGACAGGGGGTTCCTCCGACAAAAAGGTCAATTGTTCCAACATTCCACTCCTCAAATTTAGTCATATCGCCTAAGTTAGGCACTTCTGGATAGTGATGCGCCAACACTCTGCTAGGAAATTTCTCTATTTCCGAAAAAGCAACTGGCTTCCAGCCTAGCGGATGCCACGCAACAGTTGCCGCCTCTATGCCTGAACACACAGATAGGTATCTCATGCGTCGACCTCGGAATCCCAATACAGACCAGGCGCGTAGTTAGCAATGACCCGCGCGGGCACATATATTTTCATAGCTTGCAAGATAAGGTGAACGTGATCAGGATCTCCTCCAGTGAGATGCACCCGTAGTCCTCTGACCCATCGAAAGTCTCGGTCTTTAGGCTCAACGACAACAACCGGATACTCCGGGTCATCGTCTGGCTTTCCAACAAAGTCTATAAACACAGCTTTAGGTGGTTTGCCTGCAAGCTGTAGGCTGTTGACGAAGTCGTGGCCTTTCATAAACTTGCCCTATCGCCGTAAGCTGATGCTGTTGGTTGAGCGACTTGTTTTGCGTAACTTGCCTTTTGATTCATCACCCAATTTTCAAACGTCAGATTCCAATCTAATTTAGTTGCGTCTTTCGTTTTAGCTACCCAATAGTTCTTAAACATACGAACCGTGTCGTTTAGATTTAGATCAGGTCTTTTTGTTTTCGCGAATTGAATGAGCTTTTCGTCTGGTTGCCAATCTTCGCTAAGTCTTGTGCCTCGTTTCTTTTCTTTGCTTGCAGGCTTTTCTTGTTGCGCTTCTATATGGTTATTGGTTAATGGTTGTTGGTTATTGGTTAGGATCTGATCCGTATCTGAATTCAGATCTGATTTCTTATCCTTTTCTAATGTCCAACGGATCTGATTCGCACCTCTAGCAGACTCTGCCTTACGTTGATACTTGCGAATTTCAGCATCAATTCTCTGATGCGTATATGAATTCAGATCTGAATCGTATCTGAAGAACGTCCGAAGCAATAAGCTAAGACAATCTTCTTGACCTCTCGCTCCTATCTTAAAAGCTAAGGTTTCAGTGTCGTTAGGCAATGGCTTTTCTGACTCGTAATAGAGCCAAATTAAGCGCAGGTAGAAATAGGATTCTTGTGGGGTCAGCGAAACGGTGTCACGCAAAAAATCCCCGATGTGATGCGGGTAGTAGTGCATAAGAGCCTCGTCTAGGTCTATCGTCACTATGGGTGCATTTGGCAGGCGGGTGACGAAACCGCTTTTCGGGAGCTACCCTAGCCAATGCGATAAAACAGCCTTGAGTCTAAATCAGAATTCAAACACCTTGCAAGTCCACCCGGCTTTTAACTTGCCCCAACCGTGAACCTCGATCTTCCATCCTGCCTTAAGGATCGCTGGCAGATGCTCCGACTCCTCAATCTTCTTGATCCTTGCATTGACATTGCCTCTTGAGGTTGTCTGCACCAGCAGCGTCTCAGTGTCCCTGATAGCTAGGATGTCGCCGATCCCAAAAAGGTCCTGCCTGATGCGAGCGTGTGGGTTCCACTTCTCGACGATCTGACAGAGATAGCCGTCTTGCCTGAGTTTCTCTAGGCTTCGTTGCGTTGGTGATTTGCCGCTCATCGTGTAGAACCTGCCTTTCGTCTGCTACTAGAAGATTGTCTGCACACGCGCAAAGTTTTAGCATATAGTTCGTTTCACGCAGATACTTTTAACGCCAACTTAAGGAGCTCAACATGAGCGATTTCAAAGTTCTCCCCTCCGACTTCTCCGCAACCACCATCACGCTGGTGGCAAACACCCAAAACGCTAAAGACCGCATTTGCGGTGGGTTATCTTGCGATATTCGCAAGTCCGCGGCTCCCGATTTTGTTGCCAAACTTGAGGCTGAAGGCTTCACCATCGAATACTAACCAACGGGGCTTCGGCCCCTTTTTGCTATGAACGAAGATTATTATTTTGACAGGATGCTATATGAACACGATAGGCAAAGAGAAGAAGATCAGCTCATTGATAGACTGGTTAGTGGCGATTGCGTTTGGGATTTTGTTTGGGACGATGATGTTCCTTTTCATAAGATAGAACGTTTTTACAGGATAAAACGATATGCAGAAAGTCTACGAAAGCATCAGCAAAGTGATGAGTGCGATCTCCAAAGCAGGGATTGCCAAACAGAGAACTAACGAAGCGCAGAGATACCAGTTCCGCGGTATTGATGACGTATATAACGCAATGGCTCCCATTCTTGCGGAGCATAAACTGTGCATCCTCCCTCGCGTTACAGACCGTCAGGTTGTCGAGCGTGTCAACAAGTCTGGGACTGCTTTGTTTTACGTCACCGTCTCAATGGAGTTCGCTTTAGTGTCCGGCGAAGATGGCTCTAGCCACGTCATATCGACGATTGGCGAGGCTATGGACTCTGGTGATAAGGCAACCAATAAAGCAATGTCAGCGGCCTACAAGTACGCTCTGATGCAAGCCTTTTGCATCCCCACGGAAGGCGATAACGACAGTGAGAATCAGACCCACGAGGTAATGTCTGAATCAACTTTCGACAAGGATCTTGAGAAGATCGCCAGCGCTAACAAAGACAATCTTAGGAAAGTTTATGAGGAGGTTTTTGTTAAGCACAAGAAATCGCCTGACCTTGTAAAACAAATCGAAGCAGCCAAAGACAAACGTAAGAAGGAGCTAGGCCTGTGAGACCTGTATACGAAACTGAGTTAGATAGAAAAAAAGAGTTAGCCGTAGCGCAGGCGTTTGCTGATCGTTTTAACTACGACATTTATCGACTTCCAAAATTCTACGAAATAGACTTTGCTGCCTATCAAAACGGCCAGCTTGTTAGGTGGGTAGAAGTAAAAATAAGAAACTGTAAGTCGACCGACTACAACACTTATATGTTGGATTTTGGAAAGTTACGATCTGCCATCAGCATCCAAAGCGCGTCGCAAAGATCGGTTGTTCTTGTTGTCCAGTGGACTGACACGATGAAGTATTGGACGTTTCGTGTTGGCTATCCAATCCTCCCCGGAGGTCGTACAGATAGAGGAGATCTCGATGATGTTGTTCCTTGTGTTCATATTCCTATTCATCAATTTGTAGACGTATGAAAGATCCACATAAAGCTGTTGATTACATCCTGAAGCACGCTCGGCAATTTGCCGATGCTAAAGCTCAAAGGGTTTACCTCGAGGAGTTCAGGAAGTCTAAGAAAGCTATCCTGATGAAGGCCAGCCTTGAGAACGCTTTAGGAGCTCAGGAAAGGGATGCTTACGCTCACCCAGAGTATTTAGAACTCTTACACGGGCTTAAGCAAGCGGTCGAGATCGAAGAGAAGTTACGGTGGGATCTAATCGCAGCACAGTCAAGGATTGAGATCTGGAGGTCTGAGCAGGCGAATATGCGAGCCGACATTAGGAACACGGCATGAACTGGCGGTCTAAGAAACTACTTGAGGCTTGCAGAGAACTTCCTTGCGGTCTCTGTGGTGTTGAGGATGGAACGGTTGTCGCAGCTCACTCTAATCAACAGAAAGACGGTAAAGGAACGGGTATCAAGGCACACGATTTTCGGGTCGCTGCGCTCTGTTATCGGTGTCACATGCAGATAGATCAAGGAGGCGCAGGGAAAGAAGAAAAAAGACAAGCGTGGGAAGAAGCACACAGAAAGACAATTGGATGGTTATTTGAAAAAGGAATCTTAGATGTCATCAGTAAATAAAGTGATCTTGATCGGGAATGTCGGCAAAGACCCTGAATGCAGATATACGGAAGCAGGAACGGCTCTAGCTAACCTCACCCTTGCGACAACGAATAGATGGAAGAACAAACAGGGAGAGCCGCAAGAGGAAACCGAGTGGCATCGTATCGTTGCTTATGGAAAGTTAGCCGAGATCATCGAGAAGTACGTCCAAAAGGGAAAGCCTCTGTACATAGAAGGAAGGCTTCAGACGCGGAAGTGGACGGACAAACAAGGTGTCGACAAGTACACAACCGAGATCATTGCTGAGAACCTTCAGATGCTCGGACAAAAAGGTCGAAAAGACGATGACGAGATCGCATTCTGATGGAGCAGGGAACCGAGGAGTGGAGGCTTGCAAGACTAGGGAAGGTGACAGCTTCCCGTGTCTCAGATGCGCGAGCTAAAAAGGGTACGGCTACACGAGCGAACTACATCGCAGACATCCTTGCTGAAAGACTGACAGGGACCGTAGCCGAGACATTCACAAATTCTTATATGGAATGGGGAACACTGAATGAGCCGCTTGCACGAGCCGCGTACCAGATTGCCACGGGCAACTGGGTGGAGCAGATTGCTATTGTGGATCATCCGACGATCCCTTACTTTGCAGCATCGCCTGATGGTCTTGTTGGTGACGGGCTCATTGAAATAAAGTGTCCTAAGACCTCAACGCACATCTCTTATCTGACCGCGGGAGAAGTGCCTACAACTTACAAGAATCAGATGCTTGCACAAATGGCTTGTACGGGTCGCAGATGGGTCGATTTCGTTTCCTTTGATCCTAGACTCCCGGAAAGACTACAGCTCTTTGTAGTGCGTTTTGAGCCGTCTGAAGAGGATATTAAGAACCTAGAAACGGACGTTGTTAATTTTTTGACTGAAGTAGATAATCTAATGGAGAAGCTATGAACTGGAAGGAACTCATTGAAAGCCAACGATCCCCACGAACCTTTAGACCTGTCGAGGAGATCTGGCGAGAACACGGCTGGAGACCTCCCTCCACAGAGTGCCCAGACACCATCGAAAAGCATCGAGCCTTTAGAGCGTGGTCAATGGCTGGAGATCATCAAAGCGGTGAAGTCCAGTGATAGATCGGAGATTACGCAGGCTTATG